CGTCGTCTCGGCCCGTCTGGCGTCGCTGGCCGCCGCGTTGATGCTGCCGTCGGGATAGAGCACCAGCCGCTCGGCCGTCTTCGCCTTCTGGATCGCGCCCCGCGACAGCCCGACATGCGCGGCGTACTGGCGCTCGCTCATGCCCTGCATCGACGGCTCCGATTATCATTCAAGATCATGTGTATATCGAGGTGATAAGCGTCGCGACCGGAGCGAACGTCACTCCAACGAAGCGATGCAACTCACCACGGAGCCACCACGATGACCACCCGCCTGAACCCGATCACCACCCCGCGCCACGAACTCCGCGCCGAGAAGGTCCGGCGGAACAAGGGTGAGCCCGGTTCCGCCACCGGTTCGAGGAACCGGGCGAACGCGCTGAGCGCCTTCATCGGCAAGAAGGCGGAGATCGACGAGATGCTCGCCCGCCTGCAGGCGCTCAGCGACGACCATTTCAACTGCCATCCCGACGAGGCGGGCTGGGCCATGGTCGGCACCCTCGAACACTACGCCAGCCTCCTGAAGCGCATCACCGACAGCGCCTTCGGCGAGGGCGAACACGCCCGCTGATCTCCGGCACCGCCGGAACTCCCGCCGCGCGCCCTGCGCGGCTCGGGGTCGTAGAAGGCGCCGCATGACGCGGGCCCGAATACGGAGACGACCCCATGACCAAGCTTTCCGATACCCAAGCCATCATCCTCAGCGCCGCCGCACAGCGCGAGGACCGCATCGCCCTGCCGCTGCCCGAGAGCCTGCGCGGCGGCGCCGCCGCCAAGGTGGTCGGCGCAATGCTCGCCAAGGGCTTCCTCGAAGAGGTCGACGCCGACGTGCGCAAGGGCGAACCCATGTGGCGCGAGACCGGAGACGGCCACGGCGTCACGCTGGTCGCCACCGACGCAGGCCTCGCCGCCATCGGCGTCGAGACCGAGGACGCGGACACCGCGCCTGTGGGCGCGACGGACGCGCCGACCGAGCAGCCCGCGCCGGACACCCCCAACGAGACCGAGCCCGCGCCCAAGACGCGCACGCCGCGCGAGGGCACCAAGCAGGCCACGCTGATCGCCATGCTGCGCGCACCGGACGGCGCGACCATCGAGGAGATCATGGCCGCGACGGGCTGGCAGCCGCACACGGTGCGCGGTGCGATGGCCGGGGCGCTGAAGAGGAAGCTCGGGCTCGAAGTGACCTCGGAGAAGGTCGAGGATCGGGGGCGCGTGTACAGCCTGCTGCGCAGCCGCCGTTGCCACAACCGCTGGTAAAGTGTAGCCTTCCTCAACGTAAATCGGGAGGTTTAGATGAAGAGCTTGAGGCTTTCAGGAGATTGTCGAGAAATAGAAGTTCGAGACAATCGAGCTGCCGAGATCATGGCAAACATTAGCCCTACGTTTATTCAAGACCTTGATACGCCTTCAGAAAGTATTTCCATTCCCGGGCTTAATCCGCCTAGCGAAGATACGCAGACAGCGCAATCGTCTAATCCGGTCGTATTTTATAAAGAACATTGGCACGAGTACGCCAGGTATGTTCAATCGTTTACACGGGTATGGCTGAGGCGGGCCGGTGACTGGCAAATCACCACGAAGTTTAGCAACGGCCATCGGACACTTGAACAGCACATGCATGTACTTTTGTCTGTTATGACCAAGGATGATAAATACCTGTTTCGCGCTCGGCACGAGGTTGATCTTGCCGCTTCTGGATTTGGAGGCGCCAACGAATACACATCGGACACGTTTGCAACAGTTAGTGGAAAGGCCGCATCTCTAGCTCACGATACGTATTTTGCAGCATCCGGATTGACCACTAAAATTCTCAAGATTTCCATGGAACAAGAGCCGTGGTTGGTTGTCGGCGACTGATGTGCAATCAACCCGAACGGCATCCTTGATGGGCCCTGTTTCGCATCCGGTTCCCGCCGCTCGAGCGCGTCCCCGAGCAGGCGCGCGGGGTCGGCCAGTTCGTCTCCCTCGCGGATGGCGAGGATGAAGAGCCGCTCGCGCGTGCGGGGCGCGCCGACTTCCGCCGCTGTGAAGAGGCCTGCCGCAAGGCGGTAGCCCATGCTGACCAGTCCGTTGGCGACTTCGGGGAAGCCGAGGCGGAGATGATGGGCGACATTCTCGAGAAAGACGAAGGGCGGTTCGACCTCGCCGATGATGCGGGCGACATGTGGCCAAAGGTGGCGTGGATCCTCGGCACCGAGCCGTCGGCCCGCGACCGAGAACGGCTGGCACGGATATCCCGCAGTGACGATGTCCACCGCGCCGCGCCAAGGGCCGCCGTCGAAGGTTCCAACGTCGTCCCAGACAACAGCCTGATCCAGGGACGCGTCTTCCATCCGCGCCACGAGAGTGGCTGCAGCGTAGGTTTCCCGTTCGACATGGCCCACAGTTCGATATCCGGGCAAGGCGATGGCGAGCCCGAGGTCGATGCCACCGGCGCCGGAGCACAGGGAGAGGCCGAACAGGCAAGCGTCTCCGGCTCCGGAAGCGCGTCCGGAGGAAGGTAAAGCCAGGTCATGCATGTCACGCGGCGGATTTGGGTTTGCGCGCGGGTTCGGGTTCGGCGTCCGTGTCCGGCGTATCGGCCCGGGCCTCGGCATCGTCGCCCAGCCGCTCGGTCCTCACCTGCGCGAAGGTCCGACCGTCGCCGTCGAGGATCGCGTCGCGGCCGGTCTCGGCCTGCCAGCGTTCCACGGCGACATCGACGTAAGCCGGGCTGATCTCCATCGCGAAGACGCGGCGGCCGTTGGCCTCGCCCGCCATGATCTGCGAGCCGGAGCCGGAGAACGGCTCGTAGCAGAGCCCGCCCCGCGCAACGTGCTGACGCATCGGTATCCCGAAGGCGTCGAGCGGCTTCGGCGTGGGGTGGTCGGGGCGCTCGTCCTTGGCGAAGGACGGCATCTCCCAGGTCGAGGGCAGCGTCTGCTCCGCCACCTTCGGCGGGCGGTTCGGGCGGCGCCAGCCCATGAAACAAGGCTCGTGCTTCCAGAGGTAGTGCGAGCGGGTCAGAACTCCGCGGTCCTTCACCCAGATGATCTGCTGATGGACGAAGGCGCCGGCCTTTTCCCAGCAGGCCTCCAGCATCGCCTGCCGGCGGGACGCGTGCCAGCAGTACCAGGCGGCGTCGTCCGTGATCGCCTCTGCGACCGCCGCGGCGATGAACCCGTCGTAGAGTTCCGCGCCTTGGCTGCTGTCGTCCCAGGTGGTGCCATAGGACGCGGACCAATCCTTGTTCCGGGTCGGATGGTTCGAGCCGTCGTAATCGACCAGGTACGGCGGGTCGGTCGCGAACAGGATCGCGCGCTCGCCGTTCATCAGTCGGCGGACATCGGCAGCGCTGGTGCTGTCGCCGCAGAGCAACCGGTGGTCGCCGAGGATCCAGAGATCGCCCGCGCGCGATGCCGGGTTGCGCGGCGGCTCGGGGATGGTCACCGGCGGCACAGAACCCCCGGCGCCACCTTCTTCACCGCCCCCGTCCGGATCGAAAGCCAGCAGCTTGTCGAGTTCGCCATCCGAGAAGCCGACCAGCGACAGGTCGTAGTCGTCGGCCAGTAGATCCTGCAGCTCGGCCGACAGCAGCGCCTCGTCCCAGCTGCCGAGTTCCGTCAGCTTGTTGTCCGCGATGCGGTACGCCCGCCGCTGCGCCTCGGTCAGATGCCCGAGCACGATGACCGGCGCTTCGTTCAGTCCCAGCTGGGTTGCCGCCAGCACGCGCCCGTGCCCCGCGATTAGTTCCCCGTCCTCGGCCACGAGGCATGGCACGGTCCAGCCGAACTCGGCCATGCTGGCGGCGATCTTTGCCACCTGGTCCGCGCCATGCGCCTTCGCGTTCTTCGCGTAGGGCTGCAGCTTTGCCAGCGGCCAGGTCTCGATCGCGTCCGGGGCGAAGCTCAGCGTCATGGTGGGCAAGGTTCCTCGGTCGGGTGGATGCCGGTGGCTTCCGGACTCCGGATGCCGCGCTGGACTCCACACGGGGTCCAGCGGCCACCAGCGGTGTCCGGTCGGAAGGCCAGCGTTCATTGGTGTTCGCGCGGGGCGCGCGTGGGTCCGGCTTCCGGGTGGCTTCCCAAAAATCCGGCCCTGGCGCTGGCGAAGTCCCGCGCTTCGCCCGCCAGCATACGAATGTCGCGCAGAAGGAACCGCGAAGTCGTCTGAGGGGGGTGGCGGGGGCGGACAGCGGCCCGCAAGGAAAGGATCAGCGCCTTTCCTTTTCCAACGGCCCTCGCCAACGAAAGGATGGTTTCGTTCAGGGCAGCGCCGCGCGCGCCTCTCCCGAGTATATCCACTTTCTAGCCCGGGAGAGGCGTTTTTGTCTGCGCGAAAACCCTCTACACGAGACTTTCCTACAGGCTGCGCGCCAGCTTGATGACCTCGAGGATCGGCAGTTTCCGGTTGAAGGGCTGCTTGTTGAGGGTCAGCGCGATGAGCGACAGGCCGTAGCGCCAGTGCTGATGCGCAGCGGCGTGGCAGAGACCGACGTGCCAGCAGATGTTCTTCCAGCGCTCGTCATGCGCCTTCATCCAGACGATCTTGCCGTCGATGGGCTCAAGGCAGTTCGTCCAGGTCAGCGTCTCCTCCATCCGCGCGATGTCCCGCGGCGAGGGCGAGACGCGCATGGGCTTCGACTCCTGGCCCACCTTGTCGGCGAAACCGTGGACGATCTCCGGCCATGTGCTGAAGTATCCGTTGCGCCGGGGCTCCGGCAGACGGCGCAGGATCATACCCGCCTCGGAGAGCCGCGCCTCCACGTCGGCTGGTGTCCAATGGGTCATTTCCTCACCTCTCGTTGTGTTGGGCGCGCGCCGTAGAGACGCTCGCCGAGTTGCCGCACCAGTTCCCGCTCAGGCCAAGTAAGTCTCTGGTCGTCAAAGGAAACTGCGAACACGCGTTGCTCCTTCCAGCCGTCGCGCTTGACCTGTTCGGGGTTGCGGCGCTCGCCGCCATAGCCACGGGGAAACCGCCTCATTGCAGGCCCCCCTTGGTCTCCAGCGCCCAGAGCAGGATCGCGATGGCGTCGGCCTCGTTGTCGTCGGCGGGGCTGAAGCCGCGGGCGCGGGCCGCGGCGATCATCGCCTCCTTGGGCGCGTTGCCCTTGCCCGTGGCATGGCGTTTGATCGTGCCGACCGGGACGCCCTCGTAGGGAATGCCGCGCAGTTCGGCCCATGCGGTCAGCGTGGCCATCAGCCCACCGTAGACATGGGCCGCGTCAGTGGCCGCGTGGCGGCGGACCTCCTCGAACCAGACGGCGGCGACGGGCCCGCACAGCCGGTCGATCTCGGTGAGCCAGTTGGTGAAGCGGAGATACCGCATGCCGCCACCGTCGAAGCGGCCGGGCCGGAAGGACACGGTGCCGGAGGTGATCAGCCCGTCGATGCCGTGCAGCGCCCAGCCCGTCGTGGTGCCGAGGTCGAGCGCCAGCATCACCCGGTTGGCGCGGACGACGGGCCGTAGATCGGGGATTGCCTCGCGGCTGGAGGTGGCGAGAGTCAGGTCAGCCATGGGTGGTCTCCTCTTCTGGTTGGCTGCTCGGGTGGAAGACGACGGTGGCCTGGTGCTTGGCGGTACGGGGCCGCCGTCGTCGGATCGGGAGGTTTGGGCGGGGACGAGCCACGCGCGCGAAACCCCTGGGGGTGGGCGTGGGAGAACCCGCCTGCGGCGTTCTCCCCCACCCCCGTAGGGGGTGGTTTCACCCCCTAAACTGGACAACCGAAGCAACACACTGACAGGAAGAGAGAATTCCAGTTTCGGGAGTGCGCTTGCGGCTGACCCTGCCGAAACTGGGTGCAGCGTAGCGGTTGCGGCATCAGCGCAATTCTGCGGGGGCAGTTTCGGAAGCGGGCCGAAACTGGCCACATCGGATTCATGCGCGTTTCTGCGTGAGGGTGGCGGCGCAGTTTCGGCAAGGCGCCGCATCTGGTTCAAACTGGCCCCTGCGCAATTCTGCGCAGAACGATCTGCCGGGGCGATCATGGCCGTTCCCCCTCCGGATAGACCCAGACCTGAGGGTTCTCGACCTCGAGCAGCGCCCCGGTCTGCGGCGATTTGTAGTGGGTGGGCAGCACTGCGATGCTGGCGGGGGTGACTTCTCCGGTCGCCGGATCGACCGCCTCGCCGTCCGTGGGCATGACCATCCCCTCGACGCAGAGGTATCCGAAGCGCGACCGCGACGGCCCAAGCCCGTAGGGCGCGCCGTCACGGATGAACTTGATGGCGCCCTTGGTGGCTTGAACCGCGATCCGGTCGCGGATCGCGTCCTTGCCGCCCAGACCGCCCTTGTTCTCGAAGGCCTCGGCAAACTGGTTGATTGTGTAGAGCCGCCCCTCGGCCGCCTCCTCGAGCAGGATCGAGAGGATCACGTCCCGTTTGCGATCGCGCTCGGCGTCATGCCTCGCGCCGACCTCGGGGCGCACGAGCCGCTCGTTCATCGGGTTGATCTCGACCCATTTGCCCTTGACCTTGTCCACCAGCTTCGCGGGCAGCGCCGGGCCGTTGCGCAGCTCGATCTCGAGGCGGCTCTGGGTCGAGTCCTCCTCAGGCCGGTGGAGGATCAGGCCGGTGGTGTAGAAGCCCCGGAGCGCGCTGGCGCCGGAGAGGGCGAGGAACGGATCTTCCTTCACCTGGTGCTTCGAGAGCTTCTTGGTGTGGTGGACCAGAATGACGCCGCAGTCAGGATTGACGTGGTCGCGCAGCACCTCGACCCGGTCCTTCAGGAAGAACATCATCGCGGCGTTGTCGTTCTCGCCGCCGCCGTCTGGGCCGCCGTCGAAGAGGTTCCGGATCGGGTCGATGCAGAGGATGTCGAGCGGTTCGCCGGGGAATGCGGCCTTGATCGCCTCGGCCCCGCGGGCGCTGCCCTCGGCATCGAGCAGCATGCGCAGCTTCGGCGTGACGATCAGGTTGTCGCGCGCGGCGGCGATCAACTCGGGCGGCAGGCCGATCTGCTGCATGCGTTCGCGCAGGTAGTGGTACTGGATCTCGGCCTGCAGGTAGAAGATCCGGAGCGGCCGTGGCGGGGTGAATCCGAGGAAGGGAACGCCCGCCGCCATGTGCACGAGCAAGGCGATCAGCAGGTCGCTCTTGCCCACCTTGGGCGCGCCGCCCAGCACCAGGAGCCCGCCCGGCGTCAGCACGCGCGGGCCAATGATGTCGTCGGGCATCGGGCTCGTGTCGTCCAGAAGCGCGCCCAGCGTGAAGGTCGGCAGCTCGGTCTGCGCTGGGGCCGCGCCGTCGAGGCGGATCAGCGGCGGCCCGTGCCGCTTGATGTGCAGCTCCCACAGCCGGTTGGTCTCGCGCTTCAGCCGGTCGAGCGGCCAGGCGGGGCGCAGCATCGCGGCGTTGTAGCCGCAGATCGCCGTCCAGCCCTCGTCCATCGACGTCCGGCCTTCGTGGACCAGCCGCAGGAAATAGCCGATGGCGGCCGAGGCGCCCTCGAAGCGGGACCACTCGTCCGTGCCGCCCTCATGCACCGGCGTCACCAGCACGTCGCCGATGGCCGGTTTCTCGCGGGGCTCGGCCGTCGCCATGCCGACGCCGGGCATGGGCGACATGTCGGCGACGCCCTCGGCCATCTCGGCGAGATCGACCTCGAGCTCTGTCGCCTCGCGGATCTGCACCAGCCGCGTGAGCCCGCCCTTGTGATAGACCGTGCCGGGCACGCGGATCGGCTGATGGGCCGAGCGGAAATGCGTGTCGCCGCCGACCTTCAGCGCGATCTCGCCGCGGAGCTGGCAGAGCCGTCCGAGATCGGCGCTCTCCGCGGGCTCGGTCAGCTTCCACCAGACATGCAGCTTGGTCGCGCCCTCGGGCGTGCGCCCGCCGCTCTCGACGATCAGGGTCGGTCGCCCGAGGTGGTGGACGAGGTGATCGAGCTTGGCGGGGATGTCGCCCGAGTCGAGATCGACCAACAGGCTCTGCATCTGCAGGACGTCCGCGGCGCGGGCCTGGCCCGTCTCCGCCACTGTGCCGGGGATGACGTAGACCGCGGCGCCCTCGCGCGATGCCCAGCCGGCGAAGGTGGCGAGCTTCTCGGGGGCTGAGGCGTCCGCGTCGATCCAGATGTTGTGGGGGCGGCCGTCCTTGCCCTGACCCTTGTCGACAAAGCCGCGGACCGGGATCAGGCCTTCGGAATAGCCGAAGACCACGTCGACGAAGCGGGCGATCTGGTCCGCGTCAGGTTCGACGGCGAAGGGATCGGGCAGCGGCGCCGCGTCGTTGAAATCCCGCCAGGGGTTGAAGTGGACGATGTTGTCGTCGCTCATGCTGGCAGGCTCCAGCAGCGCTCCGCCCACGGGCAGAAACGGCATTCGAAGAAGTCGCGATTGGCGGCGATGCGCGGCAGCAGCTCGCCCGCGTCGGTCGCCCGCAGGATCCGCACGCCCCGATCCGACATGCGCTGCGCGAGATCGGCGTCGAAGGGCACGAGCTCGTGGTGCAGCTCGGCCGTGTCCTTGTTGATCGCGGTGAACAGCGCCGGCGCAGCGGAAATGCCGGGCTCCGTCGCTTCCATGTAGGCCTGATAGAGCGCGATCTGCGCAGCGTAGACCGGCTTCGCCACGGTCACGCCCTTGGCCACCGTCTCGCGCCAGTTCTTCGCGTTCATCGTCTTGCATTCCCAGAGCGCCGGGGTGCGCAACCCCAGCGCCGTGGGGGCCTCGGCGATGATCCCGTCGACATGGCCGCGGATGCGGCCGCCCGCGACCGAGAAGCCGAACTGGCCGCCGTCACGTTTCTGGGTGACCAGATCGAGTCCCGCCGCCCGCAGCCAGCGGATGGCGAGATCCTCGAGCTCATGCCCGATCGCGAAGATCCGGAGCGACCGGCCGGAAAAGTCCTGGCCCTCATCCTTCGGCGCGCCCGCGAATTCGAACTGCAGCGCGCGCTCGCAAGGATGGCCGAGCCGGGACGCGCCGAGATAGTCGCGCGACGGCGTGGCCTCCCGCTCGGCGATCAGCGCGGCGTCGACCAGCGCGTTGATGCGCTCGGCGATACCGGGGCGCTTGTTGAAGTCCAGCATCAGAACGGGATCTCCGACTGGCTGGCGATCTCGGCCATCTCGGCGCGGAAGGCTTCGATGGCGGTGACGATCAGCCGATGCATGTCGTTCTGCGTCAGCTGTCCCAGCGGCCGGTCCCAACCGATCCGCTCCATCTCGGGGGCGAGCCCGTGCATGACGGCGGGCAGCGCCTGGGTTTCCTCTTCGGTGAAATCGACCATGCTCAGTCCTCTCTTCGCTTTGCGGGTGAAGGCCGCCTGGCAGCCCATGGAGCAGAACCAGCGGCGGGTGCGGGTTGGGCGCGGCCGGTGGGGATCGAACCAGCCGAAGCCGCGGGTGCGGGATGTGCAGACGGCGCAGAGCATCGGTTGCGGATGCCAGAGGCGATCACGGCCCGGTCGATCCGGAGTCTCTGCGGGCGGGGATGAGACTTGCGCGACATGGTTCACGCCGCCCTCCGCTCGGGCGCGGCCGACATGACGAGACGCCGGATGTCGCGGCGGTTGAACTGGAAGGTGATCAGCGCCGAGGCGCGGTAGCGGGTCAGCCCGCAATCCTGCCGCTGCGCGGGCGAGAGGTATTGCAGCTGCTTCTCGGTCGGCGTCTGCGTCAGCCAGCGCTTCGACTTGAAGGCGCTCTCATCGCTCTCGTGTTCGTTCAGCCAATCGTCGGCCTGCGCGAGGCAGACCGTCCGATCCCCCACGCCGAGAAGGCAGGTCGGCTGCCCTCTGGCGCCGCCCACGGCATGCCAGCGGCCTTCGAGGAAGAACACGCCGCTCCAGGCGCTGAAGCCGCTGGCCATCAGCGCGGCATCGTCGCCGAACAGATCCTCCCATACGAAACTCGACCGCTTCAGAAGGTCGATCTCGGACATGACGACGTTCTAGAGCGGCGTCGTCACGGTTCCGCCTTGGAATTCGTGGCCGCAGATCGGGCACTGCCGCGACGCGAGCGGGATCTCCGCCTCGCAGTCCGGACAGGTCTTCGTCGGGGCTTCGCCCGGTGTCGGATCGCGACCGTCTAGATCGACGTCCTGCTCCAGCGTTCCGTGCGTCAGGCTCGAGATCCCGAAATCCAGAACGATGCAGTCGATCTTCACCACGCCGGGATGTTCGGCCGGATCGACGGTGCGCAGGCCGCGCCCGACCATCTGGATCATCGTGGACTTGTAGGAGCTGGGCCGCAGCAGCACGACGCATGAGGTCGGCGGGTGGTCCCAACCTTCGGTCAGAACCGCGACATTGACGATGACCTGTACTTCCCCGGACGCATAGGCTTCGAGCACTATCTTCCGCTCAGTGGAGCCCATGTCGCCAAGGACGACGGCGGCCGGGTTTCCGGCCTCGTTGAAGGCGGTCGCCACGTTCATGGCGTGCGCGACGGTCGAACAGAAGACCACGGTCTGACGGTTCCCGGCCTTCTCCTCCCAGTGCCGCACCACTTCCTCGGTGATGGGCGCGCGGTTCATGATCGCCGCGACCGCGCCCATGTCGTAATCGTCGGCGGTCTTGCGGACGGCGCGCAACTGCTCCTGCACGCCGACGTCGATGACGAAGGTGCGAGGCGGCACGAGGTGACCGGACGCGATCAGCTCGCCCAACCGGACCTGGTCGGCGACGTTGTCGAAGACCTCGCGCAGCCCTTTCCGGTCACCCCGGTTCGGTGTCGCCGTGACGCCGAAGACGCGGGCCTCTGGATTGGCGTCTCGCACCCGGCCGATGATCCGGCGGTAGCTCTCTGCCACCGCATGATGCGCCTCGTCGATCACCAGCAGATCGAGCTTCGGCATGGCCGCGAGATTGGCGGCCCGCGCCAGCGTCGGCGCCATGGCGAAGGTGACCTGTCCGTTCCAAGACTTGGTCGTGGCATCGACGACGGAGGTCTCCGTGCGGTGATTGACCCGGGCGAACTTCGCCCGGTTCTGGCTGGTCAGCTCGTCGCGGTGGGCGAGCACGCATGCCTTGGCGCCGTCCCCGGTCATTCTGCCGGTGACGGCCGAGAGCATGATCGTCTTGCCCGCGCCGGTTGGCGCCACGCCCAGCGTGTTGTCGCGGGTCGAGAGCGCAGCAAGGCTGCGCTCCACGAAAAGTTTCTGGCGGGGACGGAGGAGCATCGAGCCCTCACTGCGCCCAGGCGGGACGACCGGGGACCGGCGATGCCGCAGGTGGCTGGACCGGCTGCTGCGGCGCGGGTTGAACTGGCGGCTGATACCCGTGCTGCGCCGCCAGCCCCATGACCTGAGCATAGTCACGATGATCGGGCGTGATCGCGGCGCGGATCTCGTTCTTCTCCTCGCCCATGGCGTCACTGCCGACGTCGATGCGGGCGACGAACTCGATTCCGTCGAGATCGGCGAAGCCGCCGATCCGCCGCGCCGCCTGCGCCTGCGGGGACTGATCCTTGTCCGAAATCCCGCGCGCCGAGTTCAGCATGCCGCGCACGAGGCTGCGGCCTATGTTGGCCCAGTCCGGACCCTTGGGGCTGTAGAGACCGATCAGCGTGAAGATCTTGCGCCGGGCGTATTGGCCCTCGGTCACCGTGAACTCGCCGTTGAGGTAGACAGCCCCGGTCGAGCCGCGGGTGGCATAGCCCCCGGTCCAGCCCTGCGACGGGTCGTCGAAGCCGGGGCGGATGGTCAGCCGCACCTTGGCGAGCGTGCCCTTGGGGATGAAGTTCGTGTTGGACTGCGCATCGTTGAAGTCGTTCCAGAGACCGGACATGGCTCGGGTCCTTTCAGTTGGTGGGATAGGAATGGGTGTCGGTCGCCGTCGGACCGGGCGGCGGGGGCAGCTGCGGCGGCGAATAGGTCAGCCGCCGTTCCGCAGGGATCAGCGGGCCGCGGACCTTCTCCATCAGCCGGCCGAAATGGGGCTCTTCGACCAGGTCGAGACGGCCGGAGCGGTCCTTGGCCGGGTAGCCCCACGGGTTCAGCGTCTGGCAGACGAAAGCGCGCTGGGGCCGGTTCTGCTCGTCCGGCAGGCTGGCCATGGTGATGACCTGATCGACGATGCCGGGCAGCTCGAGCCCGGTCTTCGAGCCGTCGATCTGCGGGACGAAGACCTTGCGATTGAAGTCGTCGAGCTTCTCGTCGAGGATCCCGACGAACCAGACGTTCTTGCCGCGCGTGTGCTGGAGGTGGGTCAGCCAGCCGATCATCTCGCGCCCGTGCAGTCCGTAGGCGCCGCGCACGTCCGGCTTGCCGGTCTTCTCCGAATGCGCCTCCGGCTGACCGCGGCACCACTGGAAGCAGAGCCGCCCGGCAACGGTGATCGAGTCGATGAAGACGGTGTCGTATTTGGCGAGGACGCGCGGATCGCCGAACCGGCCGCACACCTCGTCGAAATGCGCCTGGCTGTAGGGCTGTTCGGGCCGGAGCGCCGGGTTCGGGCCGCCGATGAAAACCGCGAAGTCCCGACACTCCTTCCAGGTGCGCGGCCGGACCACGTCGATGTGGAGCCCCTCGATGGCGAGGTCGCCCGCCTCGAGGTCGAAGAACAGCGTGGTCGAGGCTTCCAGCGTCCAAAGCAGGCTGGTCTTGCCGATCCCGGAGGGACCGAAGATCACGCCCTTGACGCCCCGCGTCTCGGCCAGTCGCTGATCGGCCGTGATGATGGGGAGGTTCACGCGCGGTCCTCCTGCGGCAGGATCGAAATTTTCAGCGCGCCAGTCTTCACCGTGCGAGCGGGCTCGAAGCCTTGGCGGATCGCCTCGGGCCAGGCGACATAGGCGCGCTCGGGCACCTTGAAGCTGATCTCGACATATTCGGACGGATAGTCGCCCGCGGCACGGATGCGCTCGACCATGGCGACGAGCCGGGTCTGGTCCCATTCGACGCGCTTGGGCAGATCGGCGACCACGGTGAAATCGCCATCGGCGAGGCGCACCGTGCCGGTGTCCTTGCCGCAGGCGCGGCGAGCCTCGGCGGCGCGGGTGGCGTAGCGGACCTCGAGCGCGGTGGAAAAGCGCGCGGTGACGGCCTTCATCTGCTTGGCGGCGGCGTCGATCTCGCGCTGCATGGCGGCCAGAAGCTCGACCGGAAGCTGGGCGATCTCGCCCGCCGGCAGGTTGATCAGCTCGTCGATGGAGGGGGTGTTTTCAGGGAACGGCATGGGGATCTCCGTGATGGGGGATAGGGTCAGGCGGCCTCGAGGAGGCGCATCGAAAGGGCGGCGCCGGCGGGGCCGGGCTTCGGCCGGGCGACGGCGATGTAGGCGAAGTGGTCGGGGCCGAGCCGGGCCTGCACGAGGTGGACGAGCCGCTGCTCGGCGGCGCGCAAGGCGGCGGCCGCTACACCGCGCAGGGTGCGCTGGCGCTCGGGCGTGAGGTTCGAGACGGCACCGGTGGCGTCGACGGCGAGGAACCCGCGGTGATAGACCAGCGCCTCGCCCGGGGCGGCCTGCGCGATCCAGGCGGAAAGCCCCACCTCGTCGAGCGCGGGACCGGCGGCGCCGAAGATCGACACGACGCGGCTGCCGTGGATGGTGGACGGGCGCTCCATCATGCCGCCCCCCGCGCGCTGTCGGCGGTATGCGTGAGCTGGTCCTTCTCGAAGGCGAGGATGTCCTCGAGCCGGTAGACCACCCGGCCGCCGAGTTTCATGTAGGCGGGGCCTTCCCCGGCCCATCGCCAGCGCTCGAGCGTGCGGTGCGAGATTGTCCAGCGCCGCGCGAGCTCCTTCTGTGTGAGGCAGGTCTTCTGCTGCATCGTCGTCTCCCGATGTCGTTTGTCGGGAGCACGATGCGAAATCCCGCGAGGGGATGTCGTCAGGATTGGAGTGGGATTCGGAGGGGGATTGTCAGGAGCTTTTCAATCCAAGGAAGAACGGCTCTGTGGGGGATCGTCATCCCCCTCTCATCCCCCGGCGCATCCCCCAGGGGGAAGCGGGAGGGCGCGCGAACGGGAGAGTTGGCGCGAGATCAGAGCCCGAGCAGGCGATAGGCGCCGCGGCCGTCCGACTCGATCAGGAGGCGCCAGTTCTTCTTCGACTTGAAGACGTCGGACATCTTGAGGCTGCGCGAGCCCGCCGCGGCGAGGATCGCCTTTCCGCTTTGCCAGGGCTCGCCGCGGCCAGCGGCCTCGTGCAACGCACGCACGACCTGCGCCTGGATTGCGCCCAGCCGGAAGTGCTGTCCGTTGCAGCCGACGTCCTGGTAGTCGGTCGAGGTATGGAACGCGCCGGGTCGTGGTCCCGCAGCCGCTCCGGCAAATCTCGTCTCGGCCTCAAACCGGTCACGCTCGTCCCTCCTTAGGAAAAGATCGCGCTGCCGCACTGTGATCAGCTCTCGCTCCCCGGTCAGGCAGGCATAGTCGGCCTTGTGCGAGCGGAAGCGGCTGAGCTTCACCTCGCCATGCCGGAACAGCTGGAAGACGTCATGGGCGTGGAGATCCAGGAGCCCGTTGAACGGGCCGCGCTCGAAGGGCACGGAGAATCGCTCCCCCTCTGGTGTCTCCTCGTAGTCGCCGAACTCGACGGCCAGGTTGAACACCCGAATCGACAGCCGCAGCTGGTCGTTCTCTGCGAGGTAGACGAGGTCCGCCTCTGACATGGACCAGCGCTCGAGGATCTCCGGCAGGGTGAAATACGACTTCTCGATCTCCATCCGGACCCCCGACTCCCATGTGCGATTGTTTAGGTTTTGTTCTAATCGCTTGACGGGTCCGCATCAATCCTGTTTTATCCTATTTCATCCACATACCCTTGGGGAAAACATGACCGAGCAGCACACCCTGGCCGACCGCCTGCGGGCCCGCGCCCATCAGCTCGGCCTGACGCCTGCCCATGTCGCCGAGATGGCCGGCGTGAACCGCTCCTTCGTCTATGACATCCTGCGCGGCCGCTCCGCGCGTCCCGGCATCGACCGGCTGGCCGAGGTCGCGCGCGTGCTGAAGGTAGACCGCGACTGGCTGATCCACGGCATCGGCGAGGTCGAGGGCACGCCCCCCTTCGTGGACAATCCTGACGATGCCTTCGTCGCCATCGCCCACGCCACCCCTCGCCCCGCGATGGGCGGCGGCGCGGTGGTAACCGAGGACGGCGACACGCCCGGCCGTGTTTATCACTTCCGCCAGTCGTGGATCCGCCACAAGCTTAAGGCCAGCCCGTCGCAGCTGCGCATCATGCACGTCGAGGGCGACAGCATGGCGCCGACGCTCGTGAGCGGCGACGCGGTGCTGGTCGACATGACCCGTCGCGCGCCCAACCCACCCGGCATCTTCGTGCTGGACGACGGGATGGGGCTGGTCGCCAAGCGGCTGGAGCACATCCCGAACAGCGACCCGCCCGCGGTGCGCGTCATCTCCGACAACAAGCACTACCCCGAATATGAAAGAACGGCCGACGAGATCCACATCGTCGGCCGCATCCGTTGGTTCGCGCGGGAGATCTGAGGTGATCGCGCTTCGGGAGATGGACGATTCCGATCCGGCGCTGGCGTTCTCGCCGCTAGTGCGTGGTGTCGAGAAGACCTTCGCCTGGATCGGCGAACACGGCGGCATCCCCCTGACGCCGTCCAAGGCGTTCAAGCGGGTGTTCGTGCACTGGGCCGCGGCGGAGTTCGACTGGCCCGGCCACACCGAGGCGGATCTCTTCGCGGTCAACAAGGTGCTGAACGAGCCCGACTTCGCCCCGCTCATGGTGCTGCACGACCTGATGATCGCGATGAAGCTCGGACGCCACTACAAGGGCGAGTTCCGCCTGACCAAGGCTGGCCAGGCGCTGGCGGGCCATCCCGGCCGAGTTTTCGGCACGGTCGTCCCGTTCTTCCTGTTCCGGATCAACCACGCCAGCATGTCGCGGTTCGACGACGCGCTGATCCTCGGCAATTGGGACGTGTTCCTGAACGTGCTGAACGTCGAAACCGAAGACGGCACCACCGGCGGGCACCTCCGCCGCGTGCTCTTCGGAGAACCCGGAGATGGGGCCGTTGCCGCGCTACGACGAGGTGATGGGCCAGCTCTACATCCAGGTGCTGCGCCCGCTCTGCTGGGCGGGGCTGCTACAGCAGGGACGCGGCACGGCTAGCTATCGCTTCGAGGAGGCCGTGTTCATGAAGACACCGTTGTGGCGGGCGACGCTGCGGCTGGAGACAGATGGGGTAGCTCATGGGGCGACGCGGCATTGATCGCCCGAGGCGGCGTTGAGTCTCCTCGGCAACGTGACAGAAAAACTCAGGTCGCAGGACCGGTTTCGCTGGCGCATCAGCCAGCGACATTGCTAAACAATGGAGAAAGGCGCGGTAGTTTAGGCTGCGCCGAGAAAGTCGTAAAGGCTCGAAAATGGCGTCGGCACAGCAACTTATCGGGCTTGTAAAGAGCCACGCGGAGGGGGACGAAGAGCGTTTCTTCGATCTCGCGATGCAGCTTGCCGCCGCGGAAGAGCAGCGTGGGCACACTCGACTGGCGGAACAGCTGCGCCAGTGGGCGGAGGCATCGCGCGTTCCAAAGACCAGTGTTACTGCAAAGCTGACACCGCTGGCCGCGCCGCGCGGCGATCTCGCCGGCATCCTGGGTGCACGATATCCGACAACCACTCTCAGCGATCTGATCTTACCAGACCACCTCTCCGACGAATTGCGCCAGATCGTTGTCGAGACTCGGAAACGTGACCTTCTGGAGGAAAAGGGCCTGCATCCACGCCGACGCCTTCTTTTTTCCGGTCCGCCTGGGACAGGAAAAACCCTGAGCGCCGAGGCATTGGCCGGAGAGCTAAAATTCCCGTTGTTCACGGTGCTTCTGCACGGACTCATAACCAAATTCAAGGGTGAGACTGCGCAGAAACTGCGCCTGATCTTTGATGCCATCCGCACAACGCGCGGTGTCTATCTGTTCGATGAGATTGATGCGCTGGCGGCTTCCCGTGGAAACGAAAACGACGTTGGCGAAGCTAGGCGAATTCTGAACTCGTTTCTGCAGTTCCTCGATGAAGATACTGGCCCTTCGATTGTTGTCGCCACCACCAATATTCCTGAAATTCTCGATAGGGCAATCCTTCGGCGTTTCGAACTGGTGCTGCCCTATGAGCTGCCCTCAAGGGAAGCCGTCCAGAAGGCGATGCGGCGGCGCCTGATCGGCTTCAACGTCGATGATGTGGACTGGGACGCTGTATCTAGGGTTGCGGAAGGCCTTTCGACGGCAGATGTTGTTGCTGCGGGCGAAGATGCGGGAAGACGCGCTGTCTTGTCCTCGACAGACCGAATTCTGACGGACACGCTGATCGCTTCGATGGAACGCAGGCGTTCGTTACAGGGACTTGGAACATTGCCGAATGGAACGAAATCGCCCTCATCTGATCGTAAACAACCTCGGACAGGCGGTCGCGTTTCAGGCCAAGGGCGGAGGTCAGCCAAGGCGACCGAGTGACGTACCGAACCGCCGCGCACATGCGCAGGCGCTCCTCCGAGCGATTGACGAGATCGGCAATTTGGCCGCGCAGGACCGCCCCGGTGTCTACCTCGAGATCCAAGCGAGGCCGAACGAACCCTTTGTGACGAAGAGCCTGGATGCCAGCGGCCTCCGTCTTCTAAAGGTTTCTACCGACCCCGAGAATGAAGCAGCTCCGGCCCGTGCAACCGTTTCGCGTCGCCAACCGGCGTAAGCAGTCTGCGGAAGAAGGTCCAGGCCTTCCAAGACGAGAACACGAAGAAGGGTAGGCCAAAAAACGCGGATTTCGTGCAAAGCATCTCGGCCATCGTCGAAGCAGGACTGCGCGCCCTCTGGCGGAGCCCGCATGCGAGATTTCCCGCTCAGGGCCCGGTCCATCCCTGGGAGATATGGTTAGAAAGAAACGAAGCCGACCAATTTCTTGAGCGGGCAAACGCTCTCGGGATCCGTTTCGAGGCCGATCGTCTGCAGTTCCCCGAGGACGTTGTCGTCATCGGTTATGGCACCCACGACCAGATCGCCGAGGCTGTTCGCCATTATGGAACAGTGAAAGCTCTCGCCGCGCCCACGGTCCTATCCGACTTTTTCGAAGGAATGCCGCCTGAAGAACAGGCTGAGTGGGCGCGAGCGATGGAGGATCTATTGCAGCCCCCCGACGCTGCGGATCCGCGATGCATCACGCTCCTCGATAGCGGCATCGGGCTGAATCATCCCTTGATTCGACCTTTCCTTGACCCGGCCGACCGCCACGCAGCGGAACCGGGCTGGAGTCTAGACGACAGCCGTGGGCACGGCACACAGTTGGCGGGCCTTTCGCTCTACGGAGACCTGCTGCCAGTGATCCAAAGCAACATGCCGGTTCATGTCAGGCATCGGCTCGAGTCTGCCAAGATCATCCCTGATGCTGGCCAGAACCCTCACCATCTGCTGGGAGCCGTAGTGCTCAATGCTGTCAACGCGGTCGAGGCAAATGCCGAGCGCGGCCGAACGTTTTCGATGGCCAGCACGACCGACGAAGACACACCTCATGACGGCGCACCGACTTCATGGTCGAGCGAAATCGATCAGCTGACAGCTGGCGTGTCGGGCAATCAGAATCGACAGCGGCTATTCGTGCTTTCCGCAGGCAACACTGACCAGAACCGCTTCCAGGGAGGTGAATACCTTTCGGTTTGCGACGACCCCGACCACGAGATTGAATCTCCGGCACAGGCTTGGAACTCTATCTGTGTCGGCGCCTACACCGAAAAGGTGAGGATGCCTGCTGGCCTGCCCGGGCAGGCCGTTGCTATTGCAGGCGATCTGGCACCTTCGTCGCGCACCGCAAGCTGGTCGAAACACTGGCCGATCAAGCCCGACATCGTGATGGAGGGCGGAAACTGGGTTCAAGATCACCTTCCGCCGCCATTGAGTCACCCGGCGCTCTCGCTGCTTACCACGGACCATCAATACCCACTGCGGTCGCTTACGACGACTGCTGACACAAGCGCCGCGACGGCGCTGGCAGCCAAAGCGATCACCGAGCTTTGGGAAGACTACCCACACCTGTGGCCGGAAACGATCCGGGCGATTTTCGTCTCGTCTGCGCGATGGACGCGGCAGATGGAGGCGCACCTTCCGGCAAATCCTTCAAAGGGCGACTTCGTACGACTGTTTCAGAGATACGGCTACGGCGTGCCCGATCAGGCGCGCGCAAGGCGTAGCGCCGAAAATGCTCTGTCCCTCATCGTTCAAGACACGATCACTCCGTACCGGCCAAGCGCCACCGCTGGAGCCGAGCCCGTCCACAACCAGATGAAATTTTTCCAGCTGCCTTGGCCAAGAGAGGCGCTCCGGCAGCTGGGTGCGACGGAGGTCACTCTTCGCGTGGCACTCAGCACTTTTGTCGAACCCAATCCTTCGGAAGCGGCTCGCGGCTCGAAATTCCGCTATGCCTCCCATAATCTGCGGTTCAAGCTGAACCGAGCCAACGAGAACCGGGCGCAATTCCAGGCACGGATAAACAAGCTGGCCGATGACTCGGATGCCGATCCGGTAGCCGACAATGACGGCTGGATCTTCGGTCGCAACTGGCGTGACGTGGGTTCCCTGCACATCGATGAGCTTCGTTGTCCTGCCTCGGATCTCGCACAGCGAAATCTCCTCGCCGTCCAACCAGTGGCGGGATGGTGGAAATCCAAGTCGGTTCAGAACGTCGACCGGAAGGCGGCGCGCTTTGCACTTGTCGTTGAATTGGATGCCGGTGACGTTGAGGCTGACCTTTACACCGAAGTAGAAACGGCGATCGCGAACCTGAATGTTGCCCAGATTGGCGTCTGACGTCATGTCGTCGTTGGATACCATAAGCTACGCGTGAGCACGCGGGCATACGACAACCCCTTGTTTTAACTTGAAATCCATCGCCACGCGCGGTGAACACGGAGCAAACCGCCTCAGGAGGTTCGCTCCCCATGCAAGACGACATCGCCTTCGCGCCACCCGCCGAGACGCTCACGACCGATGAGCGGCTGGCGGAACTGGCCGCCATCCTCGCCAGCACCGTCGCGCGCACCAACCCACGGGAAATGAACGAAAATTCTCCGCTCGACGGAGACAGTTCGCTGGACATTCTCGCCCTCAGACGCCGTCGTCGGAGACAGGTGCAAAACCGAGTTGGAGACGACGCATGAAGAAAAACGCAAGGAAATCAGGCGCAAAGGCTACGCTCACCGGCCAGGCGGCGGAGGTTGACGTCCTGGCCGAACTGGCGGCGCTGAAGGCGATGACGGTGCCCGAATTGCAGAGCAAGTGGCGGGTGATGTTCGGCGAGCACGCCCCCAACGCCAGTCGTGGGAACCTGGAGCTGCGTATCGGCTATCGCATTCAGGAACTGGCCCATGGCGGCATCAAGCCCGCCACACGCCGCACGCTGGATGCGCTGGCGGCAGAGGTCGCCACGGGCGCGCCGGGCCCGCTGATCGCGGATCCCCGCCGCCCGATCCCCGGCACCAAGCTGGTGCGCGAATGGCAGGGCGAGGAGCAGGTCGTCACGGTGCTGACCGAAGGCTTTGAATGGCAGGGGCGGCGCTTCAAGTCGCTCTCGGCCGCAGTGCGGGCGATCACCGGCAGTCACTGGAACGGGTGGAAGTTCTTCGGGCTGGCCCATGGCGCGGAGGCCCGCTCATGAGCCGCGCAAAGCTCGAACCCGTCCGCCGCCTGCGCTGCGCCATCTATACACGCAAGTCGAGCGAGGAAGGGCTCGACATGGAGTTCAACAGCCTCGACGCCCAACGGGAAGCCTGCGAGGCCTACATCGCCTCGCAGCGCGCCGAGGGCTGGGTGGCGCTGCGGGACCGCTATGACGACGGTGGCTTTTCCGGCGGGACGCTGGACCGGCCCGCGCTGACGCAGCTGATCGCCGACATCGAGGCCGGGCTGATCGACGTGGTCGTGGTCTACAAGATCGACCGCCTGAGCCGCGCGCTGATGGACTTCTCGAAGCTGGTCGAGATCTTCGACCGCCACGGCGTCACCTTTGTCTCGGTCACCCAGTCCTTCAACACCACGACGTCCATGGGCCGCCTGACGCTGAACATCCTGCTCAGCTTCGCCCAGTTCGAACGCGAGGTGATCGGCGAGCGCATCCGCGACAAGTTTGCGGCCTCGCGCCGGAAGGGCATGTGGATGGGCGGGCCGGTTCCGCTCGGATATGTGGTGAAGGACCGCAAGCTGGTGATCGAGCCAGTCGAGGCCGAGCAGGTCCGCACGATCTTCCGCCTCTACGCCCGCTCCAGTTCCACCGCGCAGGTGCTAAAGGAATTGCACGCACGCGGGATCCGCACCAAGCGCGGCGCAGTGTTCGACCGGGGCTACCTGCTGAAGTTCCTGCACAACAAGGTCTATCTCGGCCTCGCGGTGCACAAGGACGAGGTCTATCTCGGTGAGCACAAGGCGATCATCGACCAGAAGCTGTGGGACGAGGTCCACGCCGTCATCGCCAACAACCGCGTCGCCCGCGGGGCGGTGGCGCGCGCGGCGCAGCCAGCGCTCCTGCGCGGGCTGATCTTCACCGAGACGGGTGCGGCCATGACGCCCCACCACACCAAGCGGAAAGGAAAGCGCTACTGCTACTACACCTCGATGGACGTGATCCGGAAGCGCCCGGCGGCTGAGCTACGGGGGCCGCAGCGGCTGCCGGGTGCCATGGTCGAGGATGCAGTCATCGGCGAAATCCGCCGGATGCTGCGCACGCCGGAGGTGGCGGCGCGCACCGCGCGAGCGGTGCGGAAGGACCGCCCCGATCTCGATGAGACCACCGTTCTCGCCGCGCTGGCGCAGTTCGACGACCTGTGGAAGGCGCTCATCCCGGCCGAGCAGGCGCGAATCGTCCAGCTGCTGGTCGCGCGCATCACGGTAAGCGAGGCGGGCCTTGCCATCGACCTGCGTCACGAAGGCCTCGGAGCCATCGCCGCGCTGATGGCTCCGCCGAAGAAGGAGGTCGCCTGATGCCCCAGCCCGAGACCCTGCGCATCGTCATCCCGCTCGAACTCCGCCGCCGCGGCGGCCGCCCCCGCATTCTGCCGCCGAAGCATGTCGAGGCCGCCATGGACCACGGGCAGGATCCGCACCTCCTGCGCGCCATTGGCCGGGCATGGGGCTGGCGGCAGCGGCTGGAACGCGGCGACGTTGCCACGCTCAGCGATCTGGCCGGCGACGAGGGCCTGTCCGATCGCTACGTCAGCCGTCTGATGCGCCTCGCATGGCTCGCGCCTGACGTCCTCGAGCGGTTGGTCGTCCACCGAGAGCCCTCGACGATCAGCATCTACGACCTGTGCTTCGTCGCGTCTCTGCCGTGGGAAGAGCAGCCGGGACGGGTGTTTGATCCTGACTGAACTCTCTGTCGATCAGATCCTGGAAAGAACGCAGATACCGTTTTTCTTTTGATTGCGGTGACTTGCGATCCCGCACTATCCTGCCGTCAGGAAGGGGCTCGTGCTGCCCCTTTGGTTCCAGGTCGGGATATTGATGGCTATCACTGCGGACAAGATTCTGTCTGCTCTTGAGGACGAGCGAACAGCGGCGCAGCGCGGGCTGCCGTTCAAGGTCTTGTCGTCACGGCGGCAAGCAAATCTTGTCGTTCTTGCCGTCGAACCCATGCGCGATGGACGTTCGAGTGCTGCGCTTGATGAAAGTCTCGAGGGTTCGCGCGCAGTTTGGTACGGTGAGGCCGGCGGCAGGGGGGAGGTCGTTGTTGTCGACCCCGACAAAGGCGAGTTTGCCCTTCGCTTCGTCCAGGGCCCACTCCCGGACGCGGATGAACGCGTCACACTTTATCCCCAGGACTTCATCACGCCACTCATTGAATTATGGCAGCGGGAGCGAACCAGGAAGAAAGCTGCTGCGGCTCTACGCCGGAGTGAGAAAGAGCCCGCAGCGGAAACGAAGGCGCTTCCCGCGGGTTTTTCTATGCTCCGCGTTCGGCAGGTGCAGGCTGTCTCACTGCCGTTGAACCGCGTGGGATTGCTTCATGGGCCGCCCGGCACTGGCAAGACGTTCACGATTGGCTGCATGATAGCGTATTTGCTAACCCGGTTCACGAACGCGAAGATTCTCGTCAGCGGCCCAACAAACACGGCAGTCGATTCGGCGCTGATTGCCGCGGATGACTGGTTAACTCGAATTGGTCGTAACGATCTCCGACAGTCCATGAAGCGGATAGGCTCCCGTTTCGACACGCAAAAATTCCGCGGTCGTGATCATTTGCTCGCGAAGGGCATCTATGAGGCGTCTCTGGAAATCAGCATGCTGGAGCTCGAGGAGCCGTCGAAGAGCGACATCGAGCGCTACGTCGCCTGGAAAGAGAAATTGGAGGCTGCGCGAGCCAAGCTGAAGACGGATGTCGCGCACATCTCAGCTCCTTCGCGCGTGGTCGCGATCACGACCAACTCCCTATTCCGCCACTTCGACAGCATCGCGAACCCCGGCGTTGGGGCGTGGCATTTCACAATCGCTGATGAAGCCAGTCAGATCATGTTGCCGGCGGCTCTGATGGTCGCCAGCATCGCGAAATGCGCCACGTTTGCTGGAGACCCGCAACAGCTTGCTCCAATCGTCCAAAGCGACGATCTGTCAACGCAAGCGATCCTCGGCAAGACAGCGTTTGACGTCTTCAAGGATGCTCCCAGCGTCTTCCTCAATGAGCAATCGCGGATGTGCCAAGGCGTCTGCGATATCGTTTCGCACACATTCTACGGTGGCGAGCTCATTGTATGCCGAAAAGCCGCTCGAGATCCGGAATGGAAGCGAGCTCGTTCTCCATGGTATCTCGATGGTCGAGAGATACCGCGTGTACTCATAGACGACCGTGCAGGCGACGCGACCTGGTCGAAGAAGTACAATGGCAAGATCCGTTTCGCATCCGCCGAAATCATCGCCGCCTTGGTCCACGAGCTGCTCGGATCCTACGTTGAAGCAGACGACATCCTGATCCTTACACCGTTCCGCGCTCAGCGCGCGCTCATCAGGTCGATGCTTGGACGCCAGGGGCAGAAGGAAGTTCGTGTCAGTACAGTCCACCGAGCACAGGGTAGCGAGCGAAAGATCGTGATATTCGATCCCGTCGATGCTGGGAGCCCGTTTCTGAACAGCGAGACCGGTCGTCGGCTCATCAACGTTGCCGCGTCCCGTGCTCAAGCGCACCTCATCATCCTCGCTGGTGAAGCCGATCTTCGGAACCCGTTCCTTTTCGCCATATCTGATCGCGCACGACGCCTTTGGGATCGGAACGGTGAGTACGCAAACCCGCTTCGAGTTCGCCTCCGGCAAGCTTAGAGCACCGTCACCGCTACGCGCCATTCGGCCAGCGCACCCAGCGGCTGCGCCTCTCGCCTGTTGCGGCTCTGTTCCCCTTGAAGGCGATGGACGCAAGGCCCGAAGTTTTGGCGGGGTTGAAGCTCAGGCCATTGGAAAGGCGTGGAAAAATCCGACCGAACCGAATTTCGCGAGGTTCGCCCGAACAGAGACGGAGAGCCATTCAGAGCCCGGCACGGGCCTGGCGCGCAGCCTCGGAGGTTCGCATGGGGGAGGCAAAGCCCTTTGAAAACACGACTATTTCCGCGCCGCTATGGGCGCCTGTCCGTGTTCGCAACAGCGGTGATGGCGGAGAGACAGGGACAATCCACCATTTTCGTAAGTCGTTGACTTAACTGGACATCCAAGCGCGAAGGTTGCTCTGGTGTCTCACTTGACGCCCCACTTATGGTCCGCAAGTGCCGTTTCTGTCAACCGCTGGGTGTCGCTCAGGTGGCCTTCCCATCGTCCTATAGGTGGCCCGAATGCCGCCTTGGCTTTCCCTTCGTCCAATAGTGGCGGCGGGTCACGACGCGGCGGTTCTTGTCCTGTACAGGTGGTGCGGGTGCCGACAGTTGACGCTTCTTCTGTCCTATGGTGAGGCCGGGTTGCGAGCCGGGGCGTATCCCTGCCTGCATGGGTGGGGTATGGGGGAAGTTGGTCCGTGGCGATGTATAGATTGGGCCACGAAAAAATGTCCCGAGATTTTGCGATGACTGATGAGCCGAAACATCCCTTTGCCCTCAAGGCAGCAGCTTTAGCCGCGAAGCTGCCCAGCCAACTTGGGGATCAGTCGTGGGCGTTTGAACCCTATCTTGTGGCATCCAACCCCGATGCACAAAACCTTATCGACTTGCTCATGGATGACGTATGCGCAGAATGGGCTGCGTCTTTCCCGCACCGCAAACCGAGCCGAGTTACTGAACAGAAGTTTATCGACTGCGGCAGTGCAATCCTTGCAAACCTGATGCGCACAAAGTGCAACAAGTGGCCAACGACAATAGGTATGTATCGCGGTCAAGGCGCTTTGGACCGTGAAAGGCGATACCGGCCAAGATACATGACCGCTGATCGGTTCGTACTAGTGCAGGACTGGCTTGTCAAAGCTGGCCTTATCGAGATGGTCAAGCGCGGCTTTAATCTTCCCGGCCACAGTCAGACTAGCCGTTTTGCATTAACCGAAAAAGGCGAAAGCGAACTGCAAGTTGAGGATTGGACCTTTGCCGACTTCAAAGTGGACCGGGGCAGAGAGACCATCCGATTGAAGAATATGGAAGACCGGCTTTGCGGATACGATGACACACTCGGGACAGTGGCGATGCGGGCGCGTCTGGCCGAGATCAACGCAAAGCTGGAGGTGTCCGAGATCAATACAACGCAGCCGCTAACGATCCACGACAAGAAACCCGACTACAAAGGCCGGAAGGTGAGGCTGCATCGGGTCTTCAATCGGGACAGCTTCGACCACGGAGGCCGGTTCTATGGCGGGTGGTGGCAAAACATCAAGAAACATGCGCGGCCCAAGATCACGATAGACGGGCAGCATACCATCGAAGCGGACTTCCGGGGCTTCAACCCGGCGGTGCTGTTGGCCGAGGCGGGCCAGCCCATACCGGATGACCCTTATTCTCCCATAGTGGGGGCGAATGCGCCCGGTGATCTACGGAACCATGCCAAGGCCACTCTTGCGGCCTTGCTGAACGCCAAGACAGGCGCTACCGAAGAACCCCGCAACTTCGACAGCGCCCGGTGGGGCATGACGGCAGAGGGCTTTCGCGCCAAGGTGCTGGACGCCTTCCCGATGGTTCCTGCCATGCTGGGCACCGACAAGGGCCTGACCCTGCAACGGCTGGAAAGCGACATTGCAGAGGCGATCATGCTGCACTTTGTAAGGCAAGGTCATGCGATCCTGCCCATCCATGACGCCTTCATCGTGCAGGCCCATCTGGAACGGGAACTGGTGCAGGTGATGAAGGACACCTTCAAGGCCCGCCTTGGGCAGGTTCCCACTGTCAAAGTCACCCGGTCCTACGCCCTGCGCTGACCTGCCCCTAATTAACCCAATGTTCCCATTACCGGGGCAAATAAGGGACCGCTGGATTTCCCCTGTCCCGTCAGGCACAAAGGGAAAAAAGACGAACACGGGGGCGACCATCCATGCAGAACCTTCTCGATGACCTGACGGCGCTTCTCCAAGCCGAACAGGCGTTCATCTCGGACGGGGCAATCCTCAAGAACGCGGTGATCGAGGCGGCGTTGAATATGGATGCGCGGCTGTTGGAACTGTTGATGCAGTCCGACACGATCAAGGCGCATTTCTTCACCGAGGTGGCGGGCGCGCTGGTCTTCGACAAGGTGAAGTTTCAGGACTTCGTGTCCAACAAAGCCTTCCTGCCCGACAGCTACACTGCCTTCAAGAACCGCATCGGCCTGACTGATGGGCGCGGCGATTACCTGAGCCAGTCGCGCGACGTGGTGCTGGCGTGGCCCTACAAGGATTGCGTGCTGGAAGGCGGCATGACGAAAGAGGACCGGGGCCGGAACGAGGTCTTCTGGAACACGACGCTGGCCCCGGACGACATCACGCGGCTGTTTGAGCCCAAGGTGCTGACCGGCTGGGAACGCTGGGACGGCGAGGCTGTGGCAGAGGGCAAGTCCAAGCCCGTAGGCGAGGTGTCAGAGGACGACAACCTGCTTATCAAGGGCAACAACCTGCTGGCGCTGCATTCCCTGAAAGCGCGCTACGCGGGCAAGGTGAAGCTGATCTACATCGACCCGCCCTATAACACCGGCAATGACGGGTTCCGGTACAATGACCGCTTCAATCACTCGGCTTGGCTGACCTTCTTCAAGGGGCGACTTGAAATCGCAAAGTCGCTGCTAACCCGCGATGGTGCTATCTTCGTCACACTGGATGATACGGAAGTACACTACGCGAAAGTGATGATGGATGAGGTCTTCGGACGTGAAAAGTTTGTTGCACATATTGCATGGCAAAAGAGAACTTCACCCGACGACCGTGTTATCCTTGGCAACTCACATGACAACATTCTTGTCTTTGCCCGTGAGCAAGGCACAACCAAGCGGTCGAACGGCACTTTTAAGACGATCTTTGAGGAAAGCGCCAATCGCTTGCCCATGACAGACAAGCAACGCGCGGAATATAAAAACCCAGACAATGACCCGAAAGGCCCTTGGGTTCATAGAGACTTCACTGCCCAGAACCAAAAGAAAAATGGCAAGTGGGGCCGTGAAAATCAGATGTACTGGATCACTTCGCCGTCTGGCGACCGGTTCTATCCGCCAGAAGGTTATTGCTGGAAAGTAACGGAGGATGAATACCGCATCCTTGAGAAAGAGAAGCGCCTTTGGTTCGGTAAGGATGGAAGCAATCAACCGAGACGCAAGAAATACCTCAAGGACGAAAACGGTATTCAGTCATCGACTTGGTGGGCACATCAAGACGCAGGGACAAACGAACAGGCAAAGAAGGAGCTAAATGCAATCGTCGGTTCCGACGAAGCGTCTGACTTCACGCCAAAGCCTGAGCGACTGTTACAGCGCATTGTCCACATTGCCACCAATCCCGGTGACATCGTTTTGGACTTCTATTCCGGTTCAGGGACGACAGCCGCAGTTGCGCACAAGATGGGCCGTCGCTGGATCGCCGTTGAACAGATGGATTACATTCTTGAGTTGCCCGCATCACGCCTCAAGAAAGTCATCGAAGGTGAACAGGGCGGCATTTCCAAAGCCGTCGAGTGGCAAGGTGGCGGATCGTTTGTCTATGCCGAACTCGCGGCTTCCAACTCGGCTTTTGCCGACCGGATCGAAGCGGCCCCGGACATGGCCGCGCTGCAAACCATCCATGCCGACATCCAAGCCACCGGCTATCTGCGCTATGACGTGGACCTGAGCGCCTTCGACACCGACGACCTCGCAACGCTTCCACTGGATGACGCCAAGCGCGTGCTGATGGACTGCCTCGATGCCAACCACCTCTATGTCAATCTCGGCTCACTTGGCGATGCGGACTTCGACATTTCGGACGAAGACGCCCGCGCCACCCGCTCTTTCTATGGGCTGGACAGATGAGCCAGACGCTTAGCCAAGAGTTTGACGCGCTGGCCAAGTATGGCGCGCTGAAAGCGGACCTGCCCGACGACATCACCGGCAACCTTGCACCACAGATCACCCTGCGCCCCTATCAACACACGGCGCTTGAACGCTGGCTGTTCTACATCGACAAGTATGAGGCGCGGCCCAAGGCCCCGCACCTGCTGTTCCATATGGCCACGGGCAGCGGCAAGACGGTGCTGATGGCGGTGCTGATCCTGGACTTGTACCGGCGCGGCTATCGCAACTTCCTGTTCTTCGTGAACTCTGCTCAGATCATTGAGAAGACCAAGGAAAACTTCCTCAACCCCGCATCGGCCAAACACCTGTTCGCGCCCACGGTGCGCATTGACGACAAACCCGTGGACATCCGCGCGGTGGACACCTTCGACGCGGTGTCAGGCGATGCGATCAACATCCACTTCACCACCATACAAGGGCTGCACACCCGGATGCAGAACCCGAAAGAGAATGCCGTCACCATCGAGGATTTCCGCGACTACAAGGTGGTGATGGTCTCGGACGAGGCGCACCACCTGAACGCCGAGACCAAGAAGACGCTGACGGAAGGCGAGAAGGCAGAGAAGGCCAGTTGGGAAGGCACTGTTTCCGAGATTTTCCGCCAGCACCCCGAGAACATGCTGTTGGAGTTTACCGCGACCGTGGACCTGAGCCATGAGGCGATCCGGGCGAAGTATGCCGACAAGATACTCTACGACTATTCGCTTCGGCAGTTTCGCGAAGACGGCTATTCCAAAGACATCGAGTTGCGGCAGGCCGATTTGCCGCCTGAGGCCCGGATGATGCAGGCGATGGTTCTGAGCCAGTACCGCCGCAAGGTGGCCGAGGCGCATGGGCTGCAGTGCAAGCCCGTGATCCTGATGAAGTCCAAGACGATCAAGGAAAGCGCCGACAACGAAGCCGCGTTTACTGCGATGGTGGCCGGGCTGACCGGCGAGGCGCTGGACGCGCTCAGGGCGGCCTCTGAGGGCGATGAGACGCTTTCGCGGGTCTTTGCCTTCATCATGGATGAAAGGGCCATGAGCGGCGCGGATTTCGCCCGTGAGCTACAGGGCGATTTTGCCCCCGAGAAGGTGGTGAACGTCAACAACCCCAAGGATTTGGAAAACAGACAGATTGAGTTGAACGCCTTGGAGGACCGGGACAACGAGATACGGGTGATCTTTGCCGTCGATAAGCTGAACGAAGGCTGGGACGTTCTGAACCTGTTCGACATTGTACGCCTGTACGACACCCGCGACGGCAAGGCCAACAAGGTGGGCAAGACCACGATGGCCGAGGCGCAGTTGATCGGGCGCGGAGCGCGGTACTTCCCCTTCATGGCCCCGGACCAGCCCGACGCGGCGCGGGAAAAGCGCAAGTACGACAGCGCCGTGGACACGCCCCTGCGCATCTTGGAGGAACTGCACTACCACTGTTCCCACAATCCCAAGTACATCCAAGACATTCGCAACGCCCTGCGCGAAACAGGGATGCTCGATGACACTGCCCGGACGGTGCGCTTGCGGCTCAAGGACAGCTTCAAGCAGACTGACCTCTATGAGCGGGATCATGTCTGGGTGAATGATCGGGTGCGCAACCCGCGCGACGGTGTGGCAGGGCTGGACGCCTACAAGATCGAAGGCCCCTTCACCTATCCCAACCTGATGACAGGCCGCGTGACACAAGCCTCAGCCTTTGGCGGTGGGCAGTTGACGCTGAAACCGTCAAGCAAGGAACCCGTGTCTCGCGACTTCAAGCTGGCCGACTTCGGCAGGGCCATTCTGGGCTTTGCGATGGATGCCAATGACTTCTTCCACTTCGCCAACTTGCGGACCTATTTCCCGCAACTCGCCAGCGCCTCGCAGTTTGTCACCTCTGACACCTATCTTGGCGGCGTGACAGTGAGTGTGCGCGGCTTGCCCGATGACTTGGACAACCTGACCGCGCGGCAAAAACTGGACATCGCGCAATACGTCCTGCACCAGATCGAAAGCGGCGTGAAACGCGAAAGTGTCGAGTTTATCGGCACCAAGGACTTCAAGCCCTATCCCATCAAGGACCGCTTCACCGACAAGGTGCTGAAACTGCGCATCGAAGGCGAGACCGGGCTAAGCTGGACCGAAAGCAACGTGCCGGGGCTGGACCAGATCGACCTGAGCGGCAAGGACTGGCACGCCTATGACGACAGCTATGGCACCGATCAGGAAAAGCACTTCATCAAGTACATGCACGATCAGGAAGCCCGGTTGCGCGGTTTATATGACGACTTCTACCTGCTTCGGAACGAGAAGGCGGTGAAGCTGTACGACTTCGACACAGGACGCGCCTTTGAACCCGACTTCGTTCTGTTTCTGAGGAAGAAGGGCGAGCAAGCCAGCACGATCTTGCAGCTATTCATCGAACCCAAGGGCGACCAGTTGCGCCCGCAAGACGACTGGAAGCAGGACTTCCTTGCGCAAGTGAAAGCCAAGGCCAGACTTGAAACGGTATTCCAAGGGCGGGACTATACCGTTCTGGGGCTGCCCTTCTTCAATGAGACGGGGCAGACCAATACTGACTTCAAAGCCGCATTCGAGACTGAGGTGCTGGACGCATAGCCCGGTTCCACCTGTCTAAGTCTGCGGGATTGGCGGGCCTATAAATGGTTTCTCCCTATTACTGGGGCAAATAAGCTGGGACCGTGGCGGGCTCAGTCCGACATCCTCGCCAGCCTGCCCACGATCTCGGTTGGATCAAAGCCCAGCACCTCGCTCAGCTTGACCAGTTCCACCACATCAACGCGGCGTTGACCGCTTTCCAGCCGCGCGATGAAGGACTGATAGACCTTCATCCGCTCCGCAAGTTCCACCTGCTTCAAGCCTGCCTCTCCGCGCTTCTCGATGAGGTAGCGGACAAGAGCATCATGCCTATGATCTCCAAGAGTTTTAGGCATGAACGCCCCATGCTGTTGCACTGGGCGCATTGACTATATCTCAAAAGTAGGTATCTAAAATCTGGATATTGAGCGTCCTTGCTGTCCAGTTTAGGGCTGTGCCGGGGCGCATGTCAGTCTCACCGTCGGAGCGCCCCATGAGCCTCAACAACAAGTCACCAGACCACCACATCGCCTACGGTGCTGCGACCGAAGGTGTTGCGGCTGCAAGTGCCAGCCTTGGCGTGATCGGGCGCTATTGGTGGAACCTGCAAATGCAACTCTTGCTCGCCACTGGCACCATGCGGTTATTCCGGGCGTATTGGTGGCTGTTTCTCGTTGCCGGTTTCTTGCTCTTGGCTTTCGTTATGCCCTTGGGTGTTGCTTTCGTGGTGAGCGCCTTTTGCGCGGGCGCAATGAACCCGAGAGCGGAAGACAACTTCATTGTTCCGCTCCGGCACGAAGATAACGCGCCTATGGGTGAGCCTGCTGCAAATGAACCCAATGAAGCGCCTCAGTCTGAAGATTTGGAGCATGTTCAAGATGCGGCTGCTATTCACCATCTTGGGTATCTCAACGCAATGAAGCGCGAAGTGGACGACAAAGAGTTTGCAGCCGCCGCGCTTGGCGCATTCGACGGAACGCTGCAAGCATGTCGCCTTCGGCTGTCTGATCTTGATATGCACACCAACGGCGCGGCATTTATCCTCGCCCAACTGACTAACCTTGAACGCATTGACATTGACAGGGTTGATCCTGACTGGATTGCTGAAGTTACCGACGAAGCGATGACTTCCAGTGCGCTTGAAGCGATCCGCGACGAAGCAGGCCGTTTTGCCTATATGGCGGAAGGGGCCATGCGGTTTGGCCCCACTCCTTCGTCCTGATCCTTTGCATGTGATTTATGCTGTGCGTCTAACGCGCGGTGATTTTCTCAATCGCGTCCTTCTTCTGCGCCAGTGTGTAGCCCTCGCCAAAGTAACCGTCTGTCACGGTGTCGCGCTCATGCCCGACGATCTCTTGCACAAGTGACAACTCGACACTGGCTTGACGCATTCGGGTAATCGCGGTGTGGCGCAGGCTGTGGAAGACAAGGCCGTCATCCTTCATGCCGATCTTGGTCAGGAACGTGCCGAACCAGCGGCCCAGATTGCGGCCATAGCCTTCTTTGGTGTTGTGCGTGAACGACATGAACAGGCGCGTTTGCTTCCCGCAGCCTTCGACCCATTCAAGGAAACCAAGGCGGATCAACTCCGAATGGACGGGCACCCGGCGTTTGGCGGCAAGCGACTTCAGGCTTTTCTTCTCACCATCCGCGTTGATGTCGATGTACCAGATGCCGCCTTCACTCCGAATGTCAGATGGCACCAGTTGCGCGACTTCCCGCAACCGTGCCCCGGTGAACATGGCCAGAAGCGTTCCCCACTTGTGATCGTCCTTCTTGACCAGCCCAGAGCGGTTTTCCGTCAACTCGACAAAGAGGCGTGAAAGCTGTTCCTTGCTGTACGCCTTGCGCTTCTCTGCGGCTTGCTTAGCCTTCGCAACCTTCATGCCGTCAAACAGCTTGTGGGGCGCGCGCCCGTGGCGTTCTGCCCAGTCCCAGAAGCGGCGAAACATGTCGATGTAACTGTTGACAGTCTTCACGCCCATCTTGGGCAAGCCGGGAACGTCTATGGCTTCATGCAAACTCAAATTGCGGGTTTCGGGCTTGGTCTTGCGGTTCGCCGGTAGGGCCTGCACTAGCTTCTTCATGTCAGCGGCGTCTTGGCGGCTGATCTGGTCCATCGGGCGATCCGGTCCGAAATGCTCCACCAGCAAGGCAAGGTACGCATCCGCCTTGTTCCGCATCTCCTGTGACCATTGCGGCCCATGCTCGGCTTTGAAATCTGCGATGGCCGCGCTCAGAGACGCTGAGCGGGTCTGTGATGGCCTTGGCGCTGTCTGGGCAGGCTTGGTGAAGGAATAGCCTTCAAGGCTCTCAGCGGCGCTTAGAATGGCTTTGATCTGGTCCCGGCGGGCCTTACGCATCTCTTGGCGCAGAGATGGCGCGTTCTCGGTCCACTGAGCGTCTGTGAGGCCCGCTGAGGCCCGGAAGGCGTCTGGGTCAAGGAACATGTCCGACAGGTCGTCATTGCCCTCTGCGGCGTCCGCGTGGGCAGCAAGTTCTTGGCGCAGCAGGTCAAGGGACCGATCCGGCAGGCCGGTATCGTTCAGCTTCTCAACATACGCATCCAGCGAAGCCGCGAAGTAGCTTCGCACCATCTCGCGCAT